GCACTACCATTCCAAGACTCTGTAATATTAGTTATTCCTCCTGGAAGTTCACCTCCGCTAAGTAAAGCAGATGTTGACGATCCACCTCCAGCTAACCTATCTCTAGCTGTATTTAAATCTCCACTTAATTCAGTCCATGAAGTACCATTCCAAGATTCATTGTTATTTCGACGTGTCCCTGGATTATCAATTCCTCCAACAGCAAGCACAGCAGTATACTCTGTCCCTACACCTGCTAAATTACCTCTTCCAGTATTTAAGTCTCCACTAAGTTCAGTCCAGCTACTTCCATTATAAGATTCTGTTTCAGTATTACCACCTGGAGCATAACCACCAAATGCTAAAGCCGCTTCGTTATCAGCACCTACACTAGCAAGTCCTCTTCGACCTGTGTTTAAATTTCCACCAGTTGCCCATGCTCCAATATCTGCACCTGCTCCTGTAAATAATTCTGTTGCTGATACATATGAAGGCGAACCAGGAGGTGCGTCTCCACCACAAGCTATACCAGAGGTATTGTTTGTTGCTGCACCACCAAGAGTTTGTCTTGCTGTGTTTAAATCTGTAACTTCTGTCCAAGTGCTTCCATCAAATAATTCTGTCTTACCTGTTTTAGGTTCTCCACCCGCTGATATTGCTGAGGTTGCAGTCCCACCAGATCCCATTGCATATCTACCAGTATTTAAATCTCCTGTTGCAGTCCATGATGTTCCATTCCAAGACTCTGTAAGAGGTGACGGGTTAGGAGATAAAGCAGGATTATTTCCTCCAAAAGCTAAAGCTGATGTACTACTAGATCCTGCACCACCAAGTTGATTTCTTGCATTATTTAAATCTGCATTTTCAGAAAATGAAGTTCCGTTCCATACTTCTGTGTTAGCATAATAAGGCGGTCCAAATCCACCAAATACAACAGCACTTTCTCGAGTCCCTGCTGCAGCTAAAGATTTTCTAGCTGTATTTAAATTACCACTAACTTCTGTCCAAGCAGATCCATTCCACTCTTCCGTATTAGCTGTTGGGTTAGGTGAGTTTCCACCAGCAGCCAACGCTGAAGTTTGTGTACCACATCCACCAATTTCTCCTCTTGCATCATTTAAATCAGCTACTTCAGTCCAAGTAGCTCCATCCCAATTTTCTGTTTTTGCTGTAACAGCTCCCGGAGGTTCATTTCCACCAAAGTTTAACGCAGCGGTTTTAACTCCAGCTGTTCCAAAATTATATGCTCTTGCGGTATTCATTGGATCACCTGTCGACCAAGATGCTGCAGATGTTTTATTAGGTTGTTGATATTTAAAATCTATATTTGTGCTATCAAACCAAACCTGTCCTGTTTCTGGTGCAGGAAGATTACCTGCATTATTTCGGACTGCCGTCCCAACGATATCTTTATATGTAGCCATAATTAATTATTCTTCAGCAACCAACCTTGTGTTGAATCTGTGAAGACAAGTGTATTTGCTGCTCTTTCTGTTGAAATTGTTAAATCATCTGTCGATCCATGAATTTTTTCTGAACCATTTGCAGATACTGTAAATGTGTTAGAATCAAAAGTACCTGCATAATCAATAAACGCAATTTCATCGCCTAATGTTCCTGCAGGTAAATTCATAGTGATAACACCACTTGTTGTGTTAACAAAATATCCTTCGCCAGCTGCTGCTGTGAATGTAGAAGTTTTTACTGACTGCCAAGAAGTTCCTGCAGCCGCAAATGAAAGTTGACCAACTCCACTTGTGCCAGAGCCAGTTACTGAATTTACTTTTAAAAAAGTTCCTGCTGTTACGTTTCCTGTTGGAAATTTAAGTGTATAGGATTGAGATGCACTATGTGCAGGTGATTGTAGCTTAATCCCGTGGCTGTTATTTTCACAATTAAGTTGAAGTGTTCCTGGGTTTGTATTACCACCAACTTCAACATATCCAGTTCCATTTGGTGTAGCTGTAATATTACCGTTTGCACCATCCGTAATTGTAATCGTACCAGAATTTGTACCACCATTCGTATCTAAAACTAAATCGTATGCACCGCTTGAAGTAAGAGTTGCTGATGCAGACCCTGTTCCAATCATTATCTCACCAGTTCCTTTTGGTCTTAATTCTAAATTAATGTTAGAGTCATCTCCAACTGCACCAATTTCTGGCCCTGATCCTGTTGCAGCATTTGTAATATCAATATGATTTACTGCAGATCCAGTTGTTTCAAAAATTAATTGTTCGTTTCCATTTTCATCTCTGATACCGTGAGCATCATCAAAATCTATCATGAAAGAATTAGTATCTAAGTTACCACCTAATTGTGGTGTAGTATCATCAACCAAATCACTTGCTAATGATATTGTAGAAATATTTGGATTGGTTCCATCATCTGCTTTTGCATATGCAATTACAGTTTTACCGTTTGCAACTGTAGCAGAAGTTCCTGTACCAGTTGCATATTTAAATACAACGTTTTGAGATCCAGATGTTGCATTTTTTAAGAAATAAAAATTTTGTACGTCTAAAGGTATTGTAACATTTCGTGATGCTGTAAGAGATCCTGTAAATTCTATAACTCTATGAGAAAGAGTTGCACCAGTTGAACCATCAGATACTGAAAGAGTTGTATCTCCTGAATCGGAGACAGCTTGAGTTGTATAACCACCAGATATTTGCTCGATGATTTGTAAATTTGTATTTGTTTTTGTACCCCAAGTTCCTGCGTTTTCACCAGTTGCTTGAAGTTCTACACCTAATGGTGTGTATGTTGATGCCATATTTTATCTCCTATGCAGCGTCACTATAACTTGTATTTGATCCAGTTGCAACATCCGAATAAGAGTCATTCGAACCCGTTGAAACATTACTATATGATGTATTTGAACCAGTGTCAACATCGCCGTAAGCAAAAATATCCACTGCTCCAATACTAGTGGTTATAGATTGGCTTGATAATCCAACTATAATATCGGTCAAACTTATGGATCCAACACTAGCAGTAAATGATTGACCGGTTAATCCTAAACCTTCTTCTATCGTTAAAGAGCCAACACTAGGAGTTATGCTTAAACTTGATGGTTGAACTACAGCACCACCCAATCCTACAATACTTCCTAAGCTAAACTCTGCTGAGACTCCTGATATTTGAACTACATCATTTGGTATAACTACAGTTCCAAGACTAGCTGTAAATTCTATTCCTGTTAAAGAAGCCTCTGTTGTAGAACTTGCTGTTGCAGTCCCTTGTGATGCTGTAAAAGATACACCAGATAATATCGCTGTTGCATTTGGTATTGTTACGGTTCCTTGACTTGCAGTAAACTCTTGACCTGTTAAACCAATAGTCATGTCATTGACTGTAAGAGATCCAACTGAAGAGGTTGTTGATTGACCCGTTAGGCCAACTTGCATATCAACCACGGATACTGAACCAACACTAGCTGTAGTTGATAAAGATGTATCTATAGAAACAGGAACAAAACCTTCGCCTTGTGACGCTGTAATTTCAAAACTTGAAGGTGTAATTATTTGATCAGGAACATCAACCGAGCCAACACTAGCTGTAATAGATAAACCTGTTGGAAGAGCAATAGCATCTTTAAGTTCGCCCCATTCACCATCACTCCAAGCTTGTGCACCCCAACCTGTTTTAAGAGTTGTGTTCTCATTCCAATACGCTTGGCCCCAGGTAAACCTGCCCCATCCTGAAGTCGTCGACATGGTCGACCTCCTATGCTAGTCTGATGATTGCTGTTGTCGCTGCTGCTGCTGGAAACTCAATTTTAAAAGTTCCATTACTTGCTGTTTTATCACCACCAAATGCAATTGCACAAACGGCATCAGTAGTACCTGAACCGCCATCTGTCGTTGTATTATAGATTAATGCAGCGTTTGCAGTAAAAGAAGCAGATGAATAAGTTACGTCAGAAAAATCTGTAAATGCTGTTGTTGAAGATAATGAAACACCTGAGTTTGTAAGAGTTGCACCACCTGCAGTATATGCTGTTCCAGATGTATTTGTAATTTCGTTTGAAGTTGAATAGTCTGTTGTAGAAGCTCCTAATGTTGCAGAACTTGTAAATAATGCAATCTTAAAAGTGTGTCCACCTGAAGATTCAAAACTGTGTTTACCTTGTAAAAGCTCTTGTTTAAAACTTGAACATATTGCGCTTGTATTTGCCATAATAATCTCCTACGGGTTTGCTGAGTTCACTGGTATACGAACAGTGCCATCTGTGTAGTCATCTCTTCGTCTTCTACCAACTTGCTCATTAGCAAACTTCTGTACCTCTTGTTTATATTTATTTTCATACAAAGTCAACATGTCTATCGGGCCTTTTAAAAAGCCATATGCCTCTGATAAACAACAATATAATAGACCATTTGGAAAATTAAGACTGATATAGTTGGTATCATCATTCTCTAAAAGATCTGGCATTTTATTAAAATGAACCCTAAATCTATAAGTTGTGTTTGGAACTGGGGCTACAAATATTCTACCTGATGTAGTATCAGACTCTCCTGTAGCACCACCAAACATAGCGTAATATTTGGGTTGACCCTGTGCCGCTGATGTTCCTGTAACATCTTGATACTCTTGAAGATATGTTACATCTTTTTTTTCTAACCATCTATTAGCTCCCGTAATTTCAGATCCTGCTGTATCGTAAACTTGTATACCTCTAATAAATACAGCTCCTGCAGGACAGTTTATAGATTCTTGTCCAGCTACAAAATTACCTAATTGTTGTTTTCTATCTGCATCAATAGGCACGTCTCTAAATATTCTATACTGTGCATTTAAAATTATATTTTCTAAAACAGAATCTGATAAAACGTTAGAATCCGTTTCAGTATAACTTCTAATTTGTGTTTTTAATCCTGATGCACTTAATCCTGCCATTACACTACTATCTCCTGACAAGCTTTACAGCTTTTTCTAAATCTTAAATGACTATTACAATGTTCTTTTTTAACAGCCTGTTCATTTTCATATACTGGAACATCAGATTCTTTTTCTTTTAAATATAACATTTCGTGTGGATCTACTTCTTCTTTAGGTGTAAACCAACTTTTTATTTTATTTATAATTTTTTTAATCATGGTGTTATTGTAACTGGTCCTGCAGACACAGTTGGTCCTCCTGATTCTTCTGTTATACTAGGAGTTGCACCTAGTGTAAATGTATATTTATCTGTTGTAGTTACTGTTATACTAAAGCCTGAAGAATTTTCATACGTTGAAAAAGCTACACCTCCAGGGCTACCTTGAACGTTTCTAAATCTTACTGTGTCACCTGAAGTTCTTCCATGATTTTTTTCTGTAACTGTAATAGTTTGTGAACTTGCAGTTGTAGAAAAAGGATTATTACCTAACATAGCAGCAGCTGCAGGTTCTATTCTATCTGGTCTAACATGTCTTAAAGATATAGAGTCACCATTCATTGGCTTTGGTTCTAATTGTGGTTGTTTAGGTTCAAACTCAGATACGTGCACAAACGCACCATTCCACTCTCTGACCATTTCTTTGTATGGAAATTCCATACCAGATCTGTCTGATATTGCTCTTGCATATTTACCTGTTGCGTACTTTGCCATTATGCTCCTGGATAATAAGCTTTAGGAGTGATGTGTGTGCTAGATGCAGAACCATCCTCTGCTAATGCTCTTGCAAACTCATCTTCGTAAGCCAGTTTTGTTTGTTGAATTAATGCTGGTTGATATTTCATAGACAAATAATATGCTAATCCAGATACCATACAAGGCACAAATCTAAATGGAACGTCAGTTGCATTTGTATAATCTCCTACATCTTGTATTCTTTTTATGTAATAAAAATGCATATCTTTAGATGCATTTGAAGAATCAGGTGTAGGATAAATGTGCACTCTAACTTTATCAATAAATCTTTCTACCCAATATTGATTAGGTGTGCCTTTAGATAATTTGTTTGAAAATCCTGCATATGTAGATCTATCTACCTTAGTCATAGGACTATCTGATTGTGTTGTTTGAGTTCTGTTTGATCTTAATTGTGCTTCAAGAACATCGGATATACCATACACATTTGCTGGTGTAGAAACAGCGCTCGTACCATCATCACTAGATCTAAAAAAATCATAGTCTGATTGACCCTCAATCAAATCCATATTGAGTTCATCTATTTCCCAATAGTGAATACCTCTGTTGCCCCACTCTTGAAACAATATATTTAACGTTCTTCTAGCGTTTTTTAGTTGGTAACCAGCAACATTTTGTTGTCCTATACGTTCAAAAGCTTCCTCTATTATTTCATCAATAGCAAAAGTTTTATCGAACGTTGCTGTTCCCGAAGTAGTATTAGCCATTTAAACCCCTACGATTCGTAAACTTTAATCCATTCACAAACAATTGTACCTGTATCTCCATCAGTGCAAGCCGGTAAAACGACGTTTACATCTCCAGTGAACCCACTAGCTTCAGTGTTTTTTAATCCACCAAAGGATGAATAATCATATTCCATTTCACCTGCTAAAGTTTGAAACACAACATCTGTTGTTGCATCCCATTGCATTCTAATTGCATCAGCTGGTGCTGTTACAGAAACATTAAAACTAACTTTGTTTAGTCTTACAGTTTTGCAAGTTTTACCATTGTTTGATGCTAATTCAGAAACGTCAACTATTTTAGTTGTGCTTCCAGCACTATCAGAAACTACGTTGTAGTGAGTGATAAGTTTCTTTGCTCCGTCAAATACAGTTGTATTTAATACTGTGTCTGCCATGTTTTCCTCCTTTTAAAGAGCGCCTGCATCACCAGGCGCTCCGAGTTTATTTATTTATTAACTTACTGCTGCACTAAATGGTGTAGC